GTTCAAGGTCTCGATAATTTGATATTCTTTCATGATACGAAAAGAATCCAAAATAAATTCTTGAACAGACATATCATTAGGAACTAATAGTTGTTTTTGTATTCGCACACCTACATCAATTAGTCTCTGGTTGTATAAGTCTAATCGATTCCAATCTATGCAAACAATGTCTTTTGCTTTCAGAAAAGCAAAACATTTATTTTTATTTGTAAATCCTATTGATTTACGATATTGTTTTGACATAAGAGAGAATGGGGTGGAGGAGGTGAACCCTCACGATGAGCAGTCTGGCGGATAGTACCGTCGGCAATGAATGCCGCACCCCAATAGACTTATTTAGCCACTGTTTCGTAAATAGATTGGAAGTCGCTCTGCTCAGCAACTTCTTCCTCATAGTTACGCTTGTGATAAGTCTTCGCCAGTTTACGACCCAACTTCTTTGGAATCTCACACTCATCTTGCATTTTTTGCAAAATTTCGCGAATCAAATCTCGTTCTGCTTCAACGCGAGTGAGAGAATTGGAGATCTCTTGGAGACATCCGAGAACCTTTGCTTTATCGATAGCCATGATTATTCTTCCTCACCGAAAGTTGAGTTTGCTGCTTCAATCGCAATGTAGTAAGTAATGTTAATTGTCTTGTGCTTGAATCGAGCCATGCCCTTCTTTGCAATAGACACATCATAGGAACCATCAATCAATTTAAAGTTTTCTACCTTCATAACGATGCGGAACTTCGCACCTTCGCTGGTTCCAATTTCAATCTTAGATTGATCAGCAGAATCATCCTTAATGTCTGTCGCAATAAAGTTAATAACTGCGCCGTCACTCTCAAACACAAAGTTTGGTGAACCAGAGATTCCAGCCGATCGCTGCATCCAAGCGAGATCTTCTTGCGAAAGACTGAATGAACAGTCGGGATCACCAAAGGTGATTGACTTCTCGGGTGGTGTGACAATAATCTTCGGAGAACAATACTTAATGTAGTCAGACTTCTTCTTGTTCTCAGTGCTGATATTGATCTTGTCATCATCAAAGCCAAGGTCAGCATCTTTGTAAAGAGAAATCTTTGCCAAGATCTTATTCAAATCATACAAAGCAAACTCTTTGGGAAAGTTTTCTTCAACCGTCGCTTCAACGAAAATAGTTTTAAGTGGAGAAATGGTCTTAAGAGTATTTCCTGCCTTAAACTGTAGACTTTGGTTTACAGTAGAGAAGTTCTTAAGAATTGCCACTGTGCCTTCAGAAAGTTTCATAATTTAAATCCTCAATTTGCTCAACACGATTATTATATAATGAATCGACTAATTTGTCAACCCTTGTCTTCAACTCATCTAAACTACAATTATTATCCATTACAAAATCATAATGCGAACCAATCCAAGCCCACTCAGAGTAATGTACTTCTGGGTATGCATTTCGCATCACATCTAGATTAGAAAATAGATTACATTCCCGAGCCAAAGAAAACCACTCAGGGTCATCGCCGCGACGAACACGAACAACAGTGCCCCCAGACTCTTTAATAGCATTGATTTCATTTGGAAACCTCACATCAGCAATCACATAATTATTCCAAGGTGCTTGTTCACAGCGGCGCATTACAGTATGAACCCAGAGGTCAGGGTGGAAAACATCCCGCCCTGCCTCTGTGCCCATTAGCTGGAGTGCTAATCTTGGTGAAAATGATTTACCGAGTTTTTGAGACCACCAAGGATCATCTTGCTCACGCCATGCTCTTGACTCTGGCGTATTTCCCTCAAGCATCTCACGATTCCAACCAAAGATGATTGAGCATGCATCTTTAAGACTATTTGCATAACTCTCTTTGAAGAAATCGTGACGATCTACCAAGAGATCTGCGACTGTGCCTTTCCCTGCTCCAATGAAGCCTACGAGTCCAACAATCATAAACGATTATAGAGATCCGACGAAATTGGCAACGGCTGGCATATCACCAGTGAATGCATATGTTCCAATATGATGTGTCTTCATCCATGGGCAGAGCCAAATCTGACCACCGATCTTTCTCCACCATTGGCAGAACATATAGTCTTCAGAGAGATAACGGTCAGAACGACCATGATCAATGACTGTATCAAAGTATGCATGAATGTAACGAGTGCCGTCGAAGTTTGCCTGACCGACATGATCTGGGCGATAACGCAACTCTGGATATGCATCCTTGAAGCGAGCAAACACCTCACGCTTAATGCACATAAAGCCAGTGCCAATCTCAAGAACTTCAACTGGTTCAGCAACACTAAACTTCTCAGTGCCAGGAACTGGATTGAAAACGAAATCACCAGCCAATTTTTCCATTTCAGAAACAGCCAGATCAGGATGCTTCTTGATGGCTTCCTTAATTGCGCCCCACTTAATGGACTTCTTCGGATACGGACCACCGACTACATCCTTATCGAGCGCAAGAAGCGCAACCACATCTCGTGGATCAAAATGAATGTCAGCGTCGATGAACAGCATATGAGTGAAACCTTCTGCGCGAAGGAACTCATCTACAAGATAATTGCGAGCGCGAGTAATGAGCGATTCGTTAAAGATAAACGAGAAACGAACTTCAATGCCATACTGCGAACAAACAGATTGCAGATCTAGGCAAGACTTTACATACATGCCGTGAGCAGCACCGCCATACATTGGGGTTGCTACGAATAACTTGTATGATCGTAGTTTCTCAATAGGGACTTCTAATTGCATAATTATTCACTCCAGTTATAAAATTTCTTAATGTATTCAAGAATTTTAGTTTGATCATCGAGATTTTCGTTGACCATTGTCTCTATATAGTCCATGAGCGTCAGCGACCCCATGATATTCGAGATTTTTGTCGCACGAGAATTCTTAAACTTATCATCTTGATCATCCTTACGATCGACATGTCTTTGTTCTTTGGTATCATGTGATGCAGTTAGAACAAGAACCTTAAATGAATTCGGAAACCATTCTGAGAGTTTGTCCAGAAGTTTACCATTGAACAAACGATCGCCTTCGAAGATAACATTTGTCTTCGCACCTTCTTCATACCATAGTTCAGAAAAGAATTTCTCTGCGTCTGGTTGAACAGCCATAGACAAACGATCTGTTCCCTGAAACACATTACCATCGTTTGCATACTTACCAAGAATATACAGATTCAATTTCTTGGAATACATTGCGTCAAGTAACTTCTGCGGCTTTACAACTTGCCAATCATCAGCCATTGAAATCAATCGAAACATCAGAGTGGTCTTGCCAGTTGCTGGTTCACCACCCATTGCAATCACTTTTACCATAATGCTTCTAGTCCTTGTTGTGCTGGGGTTTCGTCGTCAAACATCCACTCAAGACGATCTATTCTACCACTTCTTACATAAGAAGTAAACTTTTCTTTGTTGATGACTGCGTTGTGAATTGCAAGTCTTGCATCAAGAGTTTCATCTCTTGATTGCCACAATACATTCCACTCAATACCAGTCCAGCCATCTTTTTCTGCTTGCTGAATTTCTTCAGACTGACGATCCAAATAATATCCAAGATATCGCCCATGGTGTTCACGAAAGATTTTTTTGAATGAACAAAGGCAAGTCTCCATGGTGAAGAAATCTATCTGTAATTTGAGTTCAGGAAATCTTCCTCTTGTTTCTTCAAGAATGTCTTTCGCTTCACTTTCAAGGTCATTGCACTCTGATGAAGTAAGTTTTGAATCGTATTTGTCATCTTGCCCGAGGGCGAAATGCAAACCATTGCGATGTGAACGAGAGCCAGAATAATCGTCAAGCATGAGAGAAGTAGGTACGCACTTAATGTTAGCAGTATGAGTGAGATGCTGAAGATAAAACCAAGTGGAATAACGACCAAATTTGTAAAGAGAGTTTTTAAGATTATTCCAAAGGTTGTCGAAAGTTTGTTGTTCATTGTCGCCATAATAATTCTCCAAAACTTCTCGTTGTGTTCTATTGCCAATAAACTCTTGATAAGATTCGAACATGGCTGGCAAATGACCCTTGTTCCACTTTGTATCTGTTTGGTATCTCAGTCTTTTATAGTTGTGACTATTCCACCAGCGAATACGATCCACAGTGGCGAGTTCATAATCTGGGAACTCATTCTTGAGAACCCATGCAGTTGGTAGTTGATATGTGTTACCATACAACCACGCAAACCACAATCGCTCTTCGTCATTGTGTTCGTATCGCTGGTGGAGATAGTTGGTGCACCATACGGCTGGATCGCAATCGCCATATTTCATGGACCATGCGTACCAGCGTATGAATTGCTCACGCCTCTCTTTAGTTGTTGAACGCAGGGAGGACATCAATAGTAATATCAAGTTGCATATAGTTAATCATATCACGAAGTTTATCAATATGCTTCTCTTGGTCTTCAATTGCAAGTTCGTTCTTGTTTTTGAAGTAGAGAACAATCGCACCCTTCTTTTTCTTCACATTATACATACGGTGTACGATGTAACCAAGAGCCACAGCATGTTCTGCTTTGGACGCAGTCGCATGAATCGCAGCAGTGCCTTTAAGTTCATACTTCTTGACTTTATAGTTATTCAGATAATGATCATCATAAGCAATCAGATTATCCTGATACTTCAACGCATTTTGTTGCGTCTCAAAGTCATTCAAAATTGAACGAAAGATACCATTCAACTTCTTCTTGTCTTCAGTAATCAGAGAGAATCGCTCATAGATCAATTCACGAGCACTATCAACTGCTAGTGGATCAGAAAGATCAATCCCTTCACGAACCAAAAAGTTATTAATGTTTCGCTTAATGTCAGCATCTGTATTCGTCTTTCGAACAACAAAGTCTTCCTTATTCTCAAGCATACCAAAAAGATCATAGTTTGACAAACGAGTTTCTTCGTCAGCACCAAACTCTGTCTCATTAATATACACGACAGGAATTTCTTTCAATGCAGTTCGAGATACTGCTTCAAGACGATTGTTTCCATTCAAAACTGTATTTACAATTTTGCGCTTATTACGAGAAACAACGACAACGACTGGATCTTTCAGCAACCACTCCCAAGCATCTTTGGGATTTTGATCAAATCTCGATTTAATCTTACGAACATGATTCACATCAATCTGCTCAACACGAATCTGATTACGCTCATATCCGTGAACAACTTTGACGGATTCAAGAACAACTTTATAATGACCAGACTTGATTGCATCATGAATCATCGTCACTGTTGCTTTATCTTGAGTAAATCGATCTGCAGGCAGAATGCCATTCGAACGACCTTCAATCCAATCAACAACTAGTTGTTTGTGCTCAACAGCGAGCAGCGATTCATTAACACAATGAGCATTGTTAGATTTATTATAGAATTTGCTCTTATCCCAAGACATGCCATAATCAAGACCGAACCACTCAATTGTCTGGGCAAGATCATCGTGGAAAGCGTTGCCTTCGAACAGCAAGGACTTTTC